ATTCAGCGATTGATACTCGTTATACTGTTGCCAATGTGAGTTGGAATGACCCAGATGAATTTTTTAAACTGACAGTTGAAGCAGTTGATGATAAAGACGGTATTGAAAGATATGGTTATCGTCCTGCTGATATTACTGCTGTTGGATGTACAAGTCGAGGCCAGGCATATAGATTTGGTAGATGGTTTCTTTATACAGGGTTGAATGAAACTGAAACAATTTCATATAGAGCATCATGGGATCAAGCAGATGTTGTACCTGGTGACATTATTACGGTTATGGATAATCATGAGGCATACACCAGAGCGGGTGGTCGTCTTGTATCTGTATCTGCTAATCAGGTAACAGTTGATGGTGATGGTGTTTTGTTAGAGAGTACTGATAGCGAAGGTAATCCAATAACTAATTATGCAATGTCATTTGTGGATCCAGATGGGAATCTTGATGAAAGAGATATAACCAATGCCATTGATGATCAATACCACACGGTTATTGATTTAGCTTCTAGTTGGGCAGGTGATGCACCTCAAGTAGATTCAATGTGGATTATGTCTTCATCGGATCTTGTACCGAGAGAATATAGAGTTGTTACAAATACAGAAATTGAACCGAACATTTATGAGATCACTGGTGTAATTTATGATGTAAATAAATATGCAGAAGTAGAAGATGGTAGAATCTTTACACCTGCGCCAATTACAAAGGTACCAGATCCTAACAGCCAGTTAGTGCCACCGACAAATATGCAACTTGAGCAATACACTTATGAAGATACTCAAGGTATTTCAACCTTAGCTGATAGAAAGACTGGTATGTTAATGTCATGGACTCATACAAGAGATGTTCGATTTCAAAACTATGAAGTCCAATATAAGGTTTCTACTGGTTCATTTGCAGATAATGAATTGATTGAAACAACTGACAACCAATATGATTTTAGACCATTGGGTTCTGGTTCATATACTTTCAGAGTAAGGGCAACAGGTCTTACAAGGGAATCAGTCTGGTTAACAATTTCAGAGATTAGTGTTACTGATGTTCCTGCTGCTCCACCTGATGTTGCAGGACTACAATTGAAAGATGCAGTCGTTGCCGGTGAATGGGCAGGGAAGGATTGTGAAATTGAATGGAATGATATGGTTCTTGCAACTGATACAACAGGCTACACTCCTTATGATGGTACAAGCATTCCTACTCATTCAGTTGACTTTGATTCAGAGTTGACAAAGGTTAAAGACTTTCAAATTGAAATCCTTAATGCTGATACTGATACTCATTTAAGATATGACTTTGTAACAGAAAATTCATATAAGTATCTATTCAATTTCAATCAATTAGACAATGGGAATAGTCCGTTGCGAAGATTGAAATTCAAAGTATGGGCAAGAGATATTTTCAATCAACTATCCAACAATCCTTCGACTATAACTGGAGAGAACCCTGGTCCGGATATGGGAGGATTGAATCCTACGATATCAGCAGTCTTTACAGGATTGAAAGTAGATTGGTCAAACATCACACCAGATGATTCTGACCTTGCAAAATTCCTAGTATATATGGATACTAACAATCCACCTACAACATTAGTTGCAGAACTTGGTAAGGCAACAACATCTTGGATTGAGACTGGTCTTACTGCCGATACAACATATCGAGCAAGGATTCTTCCATATGATGAATTTGGTTCTGGTACAATATCAGATGTTTCAAGTGGTGTTCCATTAAAGATTGCAGCTGATGATATTGATGTTGAACTTCAATCAAGACTTACAATTACAGATAGTTATGATGAGACATCAGCTTCTTCATTTGAATGGATGTATGATCATTTAACTGAAAGTGGAGTTCCATCTGCTGTTTATCAATCAGGTGATTGGATCAATGTAGCATTCCCAACACAACAGTTGATTGATAGAGTTTCAATCTGGGCTGATCAAACATTCGATTGTTATCTTGGAGTATCAAAGGATGGTGGATCTACATGGGAATACTTTGGCGGAAAGAATGATGCGTCAGGAGATCTTGACAGTGGAAGATTAGTATCATACGGTTCAAGTGCTGCTCAAGCTTCAACTAATAAATGGACAGCAGATGCAGGAGCATTTAGTCTTAACATTGCACCATTTCCAAATGGTCTTGCAATGACTGACTGTCGATTCTTCTTACTTACAAACAGCACAGAAATGACAGAATTGATTTTCACAGATCAGGTTATTGCTGAATGGGTTGTGGCAAATCAATTGTCAGCTATCTCAGCTGACATTGGTACAGTCGCAGCAGGAACAATTCAGAGTTTCAATTTATCAGGAACTGAGGGAGCATTGATTGAATTGGGTAGAGACCCTGGTGATAATGAATCAATCAAATTAGGTGGCACAGTAGATCCTAAACTTCATTGGGATGGAGCAACAGATACATTAACAGTTAAGGGTGTCATCGAAGTCCAAGCTGGTTCTGATATTCCTTGGGATGAAATAAATGATGGTGATGGAAAACCAGAAGATAATGCAACTGACAATTCAGCGTGGGAAGCAGATGCAGATACAACAAAGATTGATGGTGGTAAGATGTATGTAGGTTCATTGATTCAATTATCAGAAGGTGGGTCTGCAATCTTTGGTGATCAAAATGTAATAATTGATACAGCTGGAAACCATGGTTCAATAGTTGTTGCTGAAGATGGTGGACCTGCTACACATAGTTTCTGTGAGTTAAGCGATGGAGATATTAACTTTCAATACTGGAATGGTTCACAACATATTCCTTATTCATCATTAACAAGACTTGAAAGTGGAGTTGCACAGAATGATACTCCAGTATTAATTCCTGGTATATTCAAAGAGCCACCAAAGATAATGGTATCTCCTAATTCAATTCAATCTTTTAATATAAAGTATAAAACTCAATCTCAAAAGATTAGATTTGAAGTTCTTAAATTACAGCAATGGGCTCCATATCAATGGAAATTTACTCCAAGAGCAATACTTGATCTATCAGAGGGTACAACAGGTGGTGTCAATGTTGGTGTAAGCACAGATGGGGGAATTGATCCATTTTGGACTCCAGCAGTATCTGTTCCAGCTAATACTTCAAGATTGGTTGTTAACTTTACAAGTACAATGTATAACAGAAGTAATGGTTATAGAAGAAGATCAGGAAGTGGTGGAAAGGATCCTAATTGGGGACCATGGATGTATTTTTATAATTCTCAAGGATATAAGTACTATGTGGTTCTAAGAGTCAATTTTACAGATTCAAGTTATAAGGACTGGAAACCATATACTGATACTCAATATCAAAATCCAACTGGTTTTAATAAATGGACATTAGATACTGGCGGGCAAGCCCCAAAAGTTATATCATCATTTAAAATTCTAAGAGCTGAATGGAATGGATTAAACAACATCAAAAAAATATCAAGTGGCCCACAAGTTGGCATCGGTGGTGGTAAATTTTCCAATATAACAATTCAAAGTTATACATCTGATCAACAAGCAGCTGGATTTGTAGAATCAGGAACTTTAAATTGGATAGCGATTGGACGTTAATATGAGATATCAAATTGAAGACAACAGTAAAGATATAAAACAATTATACTGGTTATACTACAGGATTGTATTCGGTTCAATTAAGGATGCAACTGGGTTTATAACTTCAAGAGATGGAGATAAAGTTATAGGAGCCTGGCCATTCAGAGAATACAAACCCGGAAAGTTTATCTTTAAATCTTTAATTGTTCATCCTGATTATAGAAATCAAGGTATTGGTAAAGCAATAATCCAACATTCAGTCGAATTATTAAAGGAAACAGGTGCTAGGTTTATAAAGGTAAGAAACAGAACTGTTCCGAGAAGGATATTCGATGACTTGGAATTTCAACAAGTAGATGTTGAGAAATCATCTGGTGGAAAGTTCAGAGTTTTTGAATTAGAATTGTTCTAATTGGAACAAACAATTGAGGGATAATCAATGACAGACACATTAATCACAGAAGTACAGCAAGGGATTATAGATCAAGTCGATTCCACTGCCCTTGATATAATTATTTGGAGTTATTTAAATAATCCTAATAATGATTTCATGGATCAAGACAGAGTTGAGACAATAACAGACGCCACAGCCTGTACGATAGTTTATGATCCTGTCCCTCTCGATCAAACATCTGCTTATGATACAACTGGAACCTGTGTTTATATTGATACTACTACTGTAGATTACATTGATACAACTTCATTATGGACTGTTGAACAATGGAAAGCTGTATATCTTGAAAATACGAATAACGATGCTATGATTAGCCAAGATAAGATTGCTTACACAGATTCAAACTCCCCTAATTATCCTTTGGTGGATTGGAATAGTAGGTTATTCACCTTTGACACAACATCCAGCGTCGACTTTGATGTAGGGGACTCTACGTCGGATATCTTTATTCAATATGCACACAGGACTTCGGTCCCCATTGATGGTATGTATATTCAACCAGGGTTGAGTGGAGTTGATTCAACAACCGGAGAAGCAGATCTTGTATTTTATATTGGATATTCATTTAATGGAACTGATTGGGAATATATTGCTGACGGTGCAGGAATACCAACTATATTTACAAATCAACAAGATGCAATTAATCAACCATTTCATGTGACTTATGCTGAAGCAGAGATCACACCTCAAAATGTTTCAGAGATAATCTTTACTGAGACAGCAATTGAGGCTAAGTATTGGAGAATATTCTTTGTGGAAGGAGCTCTTGGTCCTTATACTGCATCAGTTTCTCATTTAAGATTTCAACAAATTAGAGAACATGGTAAGGCTGTTATTAGACACACTGTTACTAAGGATAGAACAGTAGGTGTATTCTCAACCGGTGATGTTATTTATGATGACTCCATATCAGGAGCTGGATGGTATAATTCTGCAACTGCAACAATTACAGCTTATGGTGTTAAGGAACAATCATGCCAATTAGTTGGACGCTTTTGGGCAGATTCAACATGTGATGTAAAAATTACATTTGAAGAATATGCAGGAGCAAGTGAAGTGATTGTTGATAGTTGGTCGCTTGATGATCGTGGTTTTATAACTCTAACTGATGGTAGAGATGCATTTAACCCAGCAGCAGATGTCAGCGAACCTTGGGTATTTAAATATAGAGTATATGATAAATCTGATTTTGATACACCAGCGATTCGATTAAGATTTTCATTGATGACTTCATTCAGATCATCGCAGGAGACATAAGATGGATAAGAAAAAGAAAGATGTAAGGAAACCAAAAAAAGGTCAACCCGATGTAAAAGTCAAAATTGAGATTTTTAAGAGGCCCCAATAATGGCAATTGAATATACACCCATTGTTCTTGAGGAAATAAAAGAGCTTTCAAAGTTGGAAGTTGTTTATAGCAACTTTTATGCGCCATGGGTCCGTAACTTTAATACCTACTCTATTTCTTCAATGACTGGCGGTACAGATCAATACTATGTGCTTGTTGTTTCTAACTTCAATGCCTATGTTAAAGTTAAGAGAGTTAGTAGTACTGGTCCATCATTTTCAAGAAGAGTTGACCTTGGTACAAGTACTATAGTTCTTCCTCCTAAACCTTATACAGGCGATGGTTATTGGGAACCAGAACCATCAACTCAAATTTTTACAGGCGGACTTTATACAGGCGGAAGTTTTAGAATTGATCTTACATTCAGTACATATGTTGAAGGAACAGTAGTTAAATTATACAGATATAGTAATGTTAGTTCTGTGGCAGTTGCTTCAGCTAAAAAAGGAAAAGATTCAACTATAAATCTTCCGGTTTCAACAACTAATCCTGAATCAAAGATTTTAGTTTCATATACAGCACATCCTTATGCAAGTACTAATAATGCAGATAACTATGTTTCAGTTGGTAATGTATTAGCACCAAACACATTTGCAAGTCCAGTTCCTAATCAATGGGCAATAGCAAGTGTAGTTATAGGTTGTAAGAGTCAAACCTTTGACAGGGATAAGGAAACCCCTGGTGAAGCTGGCTTTATATCTAATAAGGAAGCGAGGGGTAACTGGACAGCAGCTGCACTTGTTTTAAATGCAACCACAAGTAGTAGCTCATCATCTTCATCTCGAAGTTCATCTTCTTCGAGTTCATCGTCTTCTTGCAGGAGTTCATCGTCTTCAAGTTCATTCAGTGCTTCATCTCGAAGTTCATCAAGTCGAAGTTCTTCAAGTAGTTCGTCTTCAT